GCTGTTTAGGTTTTCTTTTATTACCCTGACAACACCCTCGTTGGGAACGCTTGCTTTGACCGCTTCCCAGTTCTTCTCATCGGTGACAATGTTTATCTCAAAAGGCTTCGTCTCGAGCGACTGCACTCCTGCCCACCATTGAGGCAGGAATTGAGAATAACCATCTCCCCAAATTGCTAAGGGCAGAGAGATTAGACCAGGGTCTTGAGGAATGGTAACCAATAGTGATTCCAGACTTTAGCATTGTCAAATTGCTGAGCGAACTTGCGGGAGGTTTCTGAGTAGCGGCCTTCGGACTTTGACACTTCATAAGCCTTTTCTAGCTGCTGTGCGATTGAGGCAATTGACGGAGTTTTCCACCAAGCAATCTGCGCCTCATCCCAGAAGAGCTGTCCAGTTACCTTAAATCCATCTTCTGCAACTAGGTCTCTTGGACCAGTCCAATCGGATGCGATAACTCTTGTTCCACAGGCTTGAGCCTCGATGATTGGAATCTCAAACCCACCGCCAAGAGAAACTTGCAAAGCAACATCGGCAGCAGAGTAAAAACCTGCTAGGTCTTTTGGCTCAACTCCCAAGCGGTAGTCAATAGGGTCAGGGAAAATAACAGAAGACATATCAAGCCCGCAAGCCTCAGCTAGTCGGGGCAAGTGGAAGCCTCCATAAACCCCCTTGGGTTCGGTGTGAACATACATATAAGCGTTCGGATGATTCTGCCTAAACATTGCAAAGGCCATGAATACAGTATCGAATGATTTTCTGTGAACTGATTTGTTTGCCTTATTAGCTGCATTGACAACAATCAAGAAATCGTCTTCTTTGATTCCTAAAAACTCTCTTGCATCTTGCTTGCCGATTTTGTCTGTGGGCTTGAAGGTAGAAACTGTGTCAATCGAGTGCGGGATGTAGATGCCCTCGATGCCAACATCGTTTAGTTGCTCCATGCCAAAAGGTGACATTGCAATTGGAGTTACATTGTCTTTATCTAGCCAACGCTTTACCGCAGGTGGCATTGAGATATGGTCGAGCGGTGTCCAGCTCAGAATGTTGGCGAACTCATTTGTGGGCCACATCTCTGACTTCAGAACCCAGACATCGCAAAGGGTCAGGATGTAATCTTTCCAATCTTTCTTTGCCATCTGCATCTTGTGTCCGACTGCGAGCGAGTCTTGTGACATTGGGTCGTAACCTCTTGCGTAGTGTGGGACTTCCCCATACGGGGTTTTGTGAGTTGAGTTGCTTCCTTCTAATCCGTAGTTAGAAACATGGGCAACATTCACGCCATGCTTTGCAAGATTGTCAACGAGCTGTCCGACTTGCCATCCATATCCAGTTGCTTGATATGGCGAATTTGAATAGGTCGTGATTGTTAGGTCTAGCTGTTCTGGTTTCATGTTTTCCTTTCTTTCCCCAGAATAGCAAAATCCCCCGACTTTTGGTCGAGGGACTTGCTAGATATCTTAGGTTGACTATGCAGCCGAACCCTTGAACACCTGGAAATGGGCCTGGTGGGAAAGTGCTGAATCCACACGAAGCATGAAGCGGAAGACGCTCAAATCGTTTCCAAATTTGAAATCATCGCTTCTATCGACTCGCAACCCGCCTGCAAGACGAATCTTGAATGACGGGATGTGTCCAAAGCCCACGCTTGCCGCAGCCGAACCAACGGCAGCGACCGCTGGATTTTCATGCACGCGGTAACCGAGAAGAGTGTCAGCGGTTGCGCCGTTGAGACCAGGCTCAAACAGGTAGTAACCATCTGTCGTCTTTAGCTTGCGAGCATTGCGAATTGCGGTTGGGGACATTAGCCAAGCTGTGCCTGGGAGTCTTCTCACCAGCGGGTCAACGCTGTAGGTGAGGTCAATGAGCTGGTCAGCAGTAAACAGACCACCTGCAATAGTTCCAGAAACACCAGTTCCAGCAGCAGTCATGATTCCTTCTGGCTTGTCGCTTCCGTCACCAGTAGTTAGAGCTGCGTTAACTGCGTAACCGATTGAGTTACCAGCGGCTCTTGCCAAAACTTCTGCAAGGTCCACCCCACTATCGGATAGAAGTTCTGAACTTACAGGCACGAGAAATGCATATTTATAAGCTCCTAGAGTGATTGAGCTGAAGGTTGGCTCACTCTCGTCAATCGTTGCACCTGCAGTCTCAAGAACAGCAGTTGCGTAATTTGTGAGAATAGGCAGTTTCAGGTCTTCGCCACCCTGAGTTTCAAAACGCTCTCCGAGGTCTAGCATTGGGCCAACTTCGCGAGCTAGGTCAAAGACGCGGCTAACGAAGGACTGAGGCACAACGCCAGAAGCGTTGGATGGGGTCATTGTTCCGCGAGTCTCGAATTGGTGAGAACGAATCTCTCCTCTTACAAGAGCGCGAACATAGTCGTAGTCAGACTTCGAAGTCTGTGCTACTTCGTATCCGCTTGCTAGAGATGCGGCCTTAGCCTCACGCTCTTCTGCGTTGCGGATGGTTTCGATTGCGGCTGCACGCTCGTCAAGGTCTGCGTTAATGCGGTCGAACTTGCTCTGCTCTTCAGCAGTCAAGTCGCGCTTCTCAGCAGCAGCGGAGTCAAGCAGGGCCTTTGCTTCCTCCCATGCCTTAGCACGAGCCTCAGCCTGAGCCTTAATAAAGGACTGTGACATTTTGGTCTCCTAATAGTTTTATTGACTTCAGCCGCGCTTACGCAGAACTGAATAACAGGTGGTGCTTACACTCAACCCTGTTTATATTCTACTAGGTAAAGGAAAACCCCAGAGGTAGAAAGGAAGACCCTCTGGGGTGGTTACTCGCTAAAACCTTGCGCTCAGGGGATGCGCGTTTCAGTTGGTTTAATAATGCGAGTTTCCTTTGTAGCGGCTGTCGCCGATGCGCCGCTGTTTCTATCGCTGTCTTCATTGACTGCGACATCTTTGTTGTCTAACTTCCAAATGGCATCAGCCCACTTGTCAGCTAGTGAATAAACCTCGCCGACCGATGGGTCTCCTGCGATTGCAAGAATGGTCTGTTTGATTTGTTCTTTGCTTGCCATTAGTTCCTCTTTAGTAGTAGGTCAAGTTGCTTGCGCTTTAGGTCTAGCAGGTTTGGCTCTTCGGTCTTTTCTTCTTCTACCTGCGTCACAGGGGAAAGAGTGTCAACAACCTTCTTGATTAGCTCTGCCTCAGAGTCACTTAGGTCTGCGCCTTCTTCCAGCTTTAGAACTGCGTCAGCTAGTTCGTCAGCGTCAACCTGTGCGCGAGTGGCTGCCTTGTCTAATGAGCGAACCATTGCTTCGGTTGAGGCATATGCTGGAAAGGCCACAATACTTGCCTCAAATAATCTGACCGACTTTAGAGTTCTTTCGGTCATTTCGTTGTTCCATGAATCCTTGATAACAGAGAATCCAAATGACATCTTGTTGAGGTCTCCTCTGCGGAGTAGCTCTGCCATGTCTCTGCCGTCAGTTGTGTTTGGCAAACTTGCCTCTACCCTCAGACCAACCTCGTCTTCATAGAGTTTCATTGTGCCTGAGCGAGTAGATGCAAGAACTCGGCCTGTGTCGTGATTGACCAAGAGCTTGACATCGTTGCGAGAGCGTAGCGAGCGGCGGAATGCGCCAGGTTCGATAGTCTCAACGAATCCACCCAAGTCTTCTGATGGGGAGTTGAACTTTGCAGCGTAACCAACAAAGGTCATGCCATCGCCTTCGGCTCTTAGCTCAAAGTCAGCTTCAAAGTTTCTAGTTTCGTGTTTCATCTTTGCTCTCTCTTGCTCCGCTTCTAGTCTAGCGACCACACCTTCTGCGTAAGTCTGTGCGCGTCTTGCAGAACGCTTAGTTGTTCCTCCACCCCAAAGTGCCATTGCAACAACACCTGGCGATGGGAAGTTTTCTGAATTTGGGTTTGCGTCAGGTGAATCTAAATCTCCCAAGTGTCTTGCAATCCAAGCTGCAATCCGAACCCACTTGTCGGCGGAAACATTGCCCTCAGCCATTTGGCGAGCTTCTCTGATTGTGCGGTCAACTAATCCGTCACCGCCAAGCCCTTCTTCATACCATTGCAAACCTCTGCGAGCAGACGCTCTCATGTAGGCAGGTGCTTCTAGGTTTACCTGACGAACCTCGTCATCGTCTTCATCATCTTCTGGCTCATCCATTGGTTCTGGTAGCGGGTCAATCTTTGTGAGAGTCGAGAACTTGTGTCCGACATAGACATCGGTGTCATCCCAACCGCCCTCGACTCGCTGGTAAACCTGAATCAAAGCAGCGGGGTCATCGGGAGTGCCTGTGATTGTGAATGAGGAATCAGGAACATTTATTGTTCCGTCTCGCTCAATCTGAACAATCTCGCCTCTAGCTCGACCGCCCGATGTGTTCCAAGAAACATAATCGCCAACTTCTAACTCAGTTGGTCTTGCTCTTTCTCCCCCTGGCTCAATGCCTTCGGCAATTGAGACAGCGACCATCTGGTCAATGGCTGATTGCTTAGTTGAGTGACAACCCAAAACTTCGCCGTCTTCCTTCTCAACAGCCCATTCACCCTGAGCGCAGTCAGGATTATTTTGAGAAATAAAATATGGCATTAGCCGAGCCTCGCATTCACAGTTATTGTTCCCCCTAGTGCAACCGCTGTTCCGTTTATTGTGATGCCACCTGCGGTTGTGTTTATGCTGATTGCTTGAGTTTCAGCGTTATAAACAATCGGCGATGTTGCAGCTACAACTCCAGATGGTCCTTGTGGGCCAGTTGCTCCAGTTGCGCCTTGCGGTCCTGTTGCGCCTGTCGGTCCTGTCGCTCCAGTAGCTCCTGTTGCTCCTGTTGGTCCAGCAGGTCCAGTCTCGCCCTGAATACCTTGTGGGCCTTGTGCGCCAGTCGCGCCAGTAGGACCAGCAGGGCCAGTTGCACCAGCATCTCCTGTGTCGCCCTTATCGCCTTTGTCGCCTTTGAGTCCTTGAATACCTTGCTCGCCCTGAATGCCTTGCGCACCTTGTGGTCCTGTTGCTCCTGTTGCACCCGCTGGTCCTGTGTCCCCTGTGTCACCCTTGTCTCCCTTGTCACCCTTAACACCTTGAATACCTTGCGGTCCTGTTGCACCTGTCGCTCCAGTTGGACCTGTTGCTCCAGTATCGCCCTTGTCGCCTTTGTCTCCCTTTTCACCCTGCGGCCCAGTAGCACCTTGAGGCCCAGTTGCTCCCTGAATGCCTTGGATTCCCTGTATACCCTGAGTTCCCTGTTCGCCTCTTGGGATGACCAAGCTCAAAGTTTGATTCGGTGCTGTGCCTGTAATTGTTGCATCTGCCTCGCCACCTGGTTCGCTGGCTGTAACAGTTCCAATTGTTAGCGTGTTAGCAGGACCGATTTGACCTTGTATTCCCTGCGGACCTTGCGGTCCAGAGTTTCCAAGTGTGACAGTTGTTGAAGTTTCAATGACTGAAATATCCACGCTTATTTCATTGACTGTTAGCGTGGAATTGGTTTCAGTTATTGCGACAACTGAGCGAGACATTACCGAGTGACCTGCGCTTCAACAGTAAAGTTACCCTGCACAAGTCTTGTAATCGCAGAGCCAGAGTTCAATTCAAGGTCGTAAAGATATTGACCTGCGACTATTGAACCCATTGTGTTTGCGCTGACGCTGATGTCAATAGTTCCAGCAGTTCCGCCGAGAGTTATTCCTGACCCATTAGTCAAGCTAAGAACTGGAGTGGTTGCATCGTAGGCTTCTCTTACCTGCATAGCTGCGGTGTAGTTAGTTAGATTGACCGCTGTGCCACCAATTGACCAACTTAGAGACAGGTCATAAGTTGCACCTTGATAAGCGGTGATGTTGTATCTGCCTGGTGTTATCACTTGCTTAACCTCAGAACTCTCACATTTCTACTTGCTCCGTCTGAGATACACCAGAGGCTGTCTCCTGGTGTCAGATAAAACTCTTCAGTTGTTTGCTTAGGAAGATTCAATCCTGTTGTAGTGGTGACATCGCTTCCGCCAAGATACACGGTATGTTCTGAGTTGTTATGGATGTGAACACTTACAGGGTTGGAGTCAGCAGGTGCAATTTGAGCTGCAACTGTTCCGATGCTGAAATTGATTGCTAGTAGTCCCATTATCCCTCCAGATAAACAGAGCTTGGGTCGGCAGGATTAATCTGTGCGACACCTTGAAGTTGAACGCTTGGAACGCCTGTGTGTGCGATTGCGGGCAAGCCCATCGCAGCCAAAGTTTCCGCAGGGTCGAAACCTGCAACGATTAGTCGCTGTGCCATCAGGACACGCTTGTCGGTTGCAGATAGGTCTGCTGCGTCAATGTTGACATTCGCAAGTGGAACTCTAAGGATGTCTCCGCCGTCAATCTTTGACAGACCCTCTGCAACTCTTGCGTCATTCGTCGTCAGGATTCCCGCTTGGATTCCTTGTGAGTATGCGTTGAATCGTGATTGAACATCGCCTCTTAGCAAAGCATTCATGTTGAACTCAACAAATGCGCCCTGTCCGTTTGGATAGACCTGAAGCAAGGTTGAGAGTGAGTTCTCAATAATTGCAACATAGGGTCTGAGCGTATGGGTGACAAACTCGATTTGAGTGGCCTCGACCGATGAGAAAGTTTGAGTTCCTGGCAGATTCATCATGTGCGAAGGAATGTTCCAGATTCGACACAGGTCTTCAATAAACATCCTGCGTGAGTCAAGTAGCTGTGACTCTTCTGGGTTTATGCCTATGTCTTTGATGTCAAGACCAGAGTGCAGAACGATTGTCTTGTGAGCTTTTCTCCAACCGCCATGACGAGCATCTACAGACTTAGCAAGCATCTTGGCTTGGTCCTCTGTCAAAGACTGAGGAGTCACTAGAGCGTAGTTACCCGATGCGCCTTGTCCAAAGAATCGCTGAGCGTATGAGTCAAGAGCAAGTCCAAGACCAAGAGCGTCTTTCATCTCTTCGACTCTTGAGACACCGCGAATAGCACCTGGTCTCATAACCGATTCAACAATGTGCAGAATCTCGTCTGAGTTGTAAGTCTTCTGGTCTTCTTCATAAACGAACATGACGCGACCATTGCGGTTGCGCTTGACTTCAATCTTGGTTGGGTTTAGAACCATAAGATTCAGAGGTAATCCGTTTTCGTCTCTGAAGACTCGGATGAAAGCGTTGCCGTCAAGCATGAGGGAAGCGATGATTGAGCTGATGAATGGGGTGCGGTCAACGAAAGAAACATCTGGTCTGTTTACCCAGTCAGGCTTTGGCCTCATCAAAAGCTTCTGCCCATCTCTGCGAACCCATGCTTCCATCGGCAGGGTTGAGATTGTTCCAGCGATTAGCGAGATTGCAGCCGAGACTCCAGCGAGCTTATAAATGTTGTCTTCGGTTATGTAAGTGCCAGAGTTGTTCTGTAGTTCAAAGTCAAGACCTGCACCCCAAAGGCTGTTAGGTGTGACTGCTCGTCTCTCGAATAGGTTATTGAGCATTTGTTCTCTCTAGTGCTAGACCGAATAAGACTGAAAAGACTCCAAGTCCGATTAGACCTAGAGGCAAGAAAATTATTCCTAACCCTGTGCTGATTAGGATTGCCCCTGCAACCTGTAGAGCTGTGACCAATTTAGAAGACATAGACACCTGGAGTTAGTTGTTCGGGTTCTATTCTACTTGTTGTCGCCCTATCATAGGCAATCACCATCGCTACAGCCGCGTCAATGCGCCTCGCTGACTGTCTGTTCTCTTTCACTATTCTCACCCCTAAGTTATCTGATTTGACTACAGCATTGTCTAGGTGACGAGCCAATAAAGGGTCGCCGTCATGGACAAGTCTTTTCTCAACTACAGCATCGAACGCCTTAGCGCAGGCAGGAATCATGCGCCTTGCGTTAGTCGAAGGATACTCGACTATTGGGTAGCCTTCTTCTGCTAAGACCTGCATGGACCTTTGCCAGCGGTAAGGGTCACAGACAATCTCTTTGACATTGGGGTTAGCTTTGACGAACTCACGAATCTGGTTTTCAACATCGAGAATGTCTACGCGCCACAAGTCGTCATGAATGTTGGGGTCTTTCTCCCAAGCCTTAATCATAAAAACCTGCGGGAGTGGTTCGATGGTTACACCGACTAAGACAGTCGAGTCTCCAGAAAACGAACCATCAAAGCCAATTACATAATCCTTGCCTGCGATGTTTACCTCACCCTTGCAGGCTTCCCATGTGCCAGTCGGTAGCCATGAGACTTGCGAAGACACCCATTGGTTGCATCGCTTAGTTCTAAACTCCGCTTCAGGTGTTCGGCGAACTGCCGACTCAAAGTCTGCGGGGTCTGATAAATCTCCGAATCCTGGATTGGCAAGTTTCCAAGTCTGCGGGTCGCGGTGGTCTGAATCGGCTGGAGCTTCCCACCATGCCATGAAGAAAGATGGGTCATCTACTTCACTCGATGCGACTCTCTTGCCGTAGTTATACAAACTGAAAGCAATTGAGTCTTGGCCTGTTGAATCTGTCTTTACACCTGCGGTTGTGATGGCGACAAGATGAGCGAGCGAACCTCTTGCACCCATAGCCAGAGACATAACATCGAACAGTTCTCGATTGGGTTGAGCGTGAAGCTCATCGAACCAACAGGCTGAGATGTTGAGACCTTCTGCGCTAAAGGCTTCCGCTGATAACACTCGATAGATAGAACCAGTAGAGGGAATCTCAATTGCGTCACGATAAAGCTTTGCCATTTTCGCAAGTTCCTCGTTTGCTTCGACAATTCGCTTAGCGTCAGAGAAAACAATGCGAGCCTGTTCGCGAGTAGCGGCGACCGAATAGGTCTCACCTCCAGAAGGTCCGAAGTAGGTGTCAAAGATTGCCATTGCGGATGCGATGGCTGACTTGCCTGACTTCCTCGGCATTCCAACTAAGTTGACTCTTGAGCGAAATCCGTTTCCGTCACTTGCGTAGATGTGTTTGATTAGGTTTTTCTGCCAATCTCTTAGGACTAGCCTTTCGCCTTGTCTTCCTGCAACGGAGTCTTTAGTGATGATGCCAAAACCTTCGATGAAGTCAATAACGAGTTCGCCCTCACCCTGCTCGATTGCCTCACTCGGAACTGGGGTCAACCATTGTGGGGGAAACACGCTGAGCCTTTCTTTGCATCAGTTCTTCTAGTTTGCTTGCGGCCTTGACTTCGGCAATGCCAAGTTTCTGTCTTGCTGTTGGAGTGAAGCCTAACTCTTTTAGGTTGTCGCTGAGGTCTCTTTCAAGAACCCGAAGCGCAGCTCTCTCATGCCATGCCTCAATGTTTTCCAAGACAAACACCCTAAGAATGTCACGCTCGTCTAATTGTTCACAAACCACTTGCAACAACTCAAGGTCTGTTTCCTTGAGCCATGTCTGACCTTTCTTGAATGCGTTATTCCAAAAGTTCAAACCTGATTCTTCTAACCTTCTCAATGGTTCTGGTATTGAGACAATGTTGGTAATGGTCATCACAGGGTCCTTGCCTGCATTCTTTGAGCCAAGTTTTTGTTTAAGTTCTGGACTCTTGCCTGGATTAGGCATTTAGCTCCTCCATCGTCTTATTGGACTTTCTCATGTTGCAAGACCAATGCGCAGGTCTCAAGTTATCTATTGTGTCAACCCCACCTCTGCTTAGTGGTATTACATGGTCAACAGTCAAACCCTGTTTTGAGGTTCTTGGCAATGAGTGGTCAATCGGCAATTCGCAGATATGGCAATTTGGTCCATAGATTCTAAATACTTCATCGGCTGCTAATCTGCTTGGTTTGACAAGTTTATTGCGCCTCTTGACTGTTTTGATTCTGTATCTGGCTCGCTGTGCCTCTTTTGAGCATTCGGAATGATATGCATTCGCCACAGACTCACCAATCTTGAATGTTCTAGGCTCTCCACACCAACCACAATTCACGGTTCTTGTTCTGTCTGGATATTTGGTTTGCATCATCGCTTGCCATTTTGACGATGACTTTTTCTTTTGCATACTGTATCTACAATCATGGGAACAGAACCGATGATTGCCGTTATTTGAATAAAAGCTAGAGCCACAATTCAAACATTGCATTTCTGATTTAGGCTTGTGTTTTTTATGTAACTGCGCCCTGTTCCTACAAAGGTTTGAGCAATTGCGTTTTGGTCTGCCAGCTCCAATGTTGGCTAATGACTTGCCACAAACTTGACAATGAGAAAGCCCTGCGCCCTTTGGCTTATACCCATAAGGCTGGCACTCGCTAGAGCAATAGAGCTTCTTCCGCCCTTTTGGATTTGGCTCGATGTCGGCGTTACAAGTCTTGCATTTCATTAGTTTCGAGTCTATCAGCATAAAAGGCTGTTCACTATGAAACGGCTCGGCAAGGTTCTGTGTTTACAGACAAG